TGACCGGCGAGCCCGGCATCCTCATCGGATTCGCCGAAGGCAGCCGCATCTGCGCCGTCGTGCCCGACGGCTGCAACGGCCCGTACCCGGTCAGCGAGGATGCGGCATGGTGCCGTTACTACATGACCGCCGAATATTCGACGGCCGGAATCAGACAACCATAGAAAGGAAACGCCATGGCCAAAGACAGTCAGGGCATGGATCTGGGACAGGTGGAGGCGCTCGTCACCGCAGCCATCATGATCGTCCCGTACTCCGCCGAAAACAAAATTACGCCGGAGATGATCGCATCCAGCAATGCAACGCCGGAACTTCCGGCCGCCTACAATCGGTCGACCGCATGCATCGGACTCGTCAAGTCCGACGGCGGCAACCAGGATTCGCGCGACGGCGACGACCCGCTCGAGTTTTTGCAGGACGGTTACAAGAAGCTGCCGTTGGCGACCAGCCTCACGCAGACGTTCAGTCCGGCCGAAAACAACGCGCTGACCCGCAAAATCACCATCGGCGAGCCGGACGCCCAGGGCGTCTACCACGTGGCCGACATCATCCAGGATGCGAAGTGGATGGTGTACGAGGAGGAGACGTTCGACACCGGCCGCGTGCACCGTCGCGCCGGCGTCATGCAGGTCACCGGCAACGAGCCGGACCAGCAGGAGCGTGGCTCGGTCACCGGTCGCGCGCTCACCGTCGAATGGATGAAGGATCCGCTGTATGTGGATGCGGAGCATCCGAACACGCGCTGGATCGAAAGCTGGTACGACCCAAAAGCGTGACGGCGGTGGCCGTGACCTCGGCTGACGGCAATGCGAGGCCGTCGGTCGTCCAAGGCGCGAAGCTCGCGCTCAAGGCCGTCGCCACACATGTGGACAAGACCACCGTGGACGTGACCGGACAGGCCACGTTCGCATCCAAGGATGCGGGCGTGGCGACCGTCGATGGCGGCACGCTCACCGCCGTCAAGGCCGGAAGCGCGAGGATCAACGCCACCTATGACGGCGTGACCTCACCTGATCTGACTGTCACCGTCACCGCACGCGCCGCCTGACCGGCGGACGAAAATCTTCCCGGACCGTCTATCTCGCCTGTCTGCGCGGTCCGGGAATCTTCTTTTTTTCACGGCAGGCAGGCGAAAGCAGATAGGACAAGACAATGACTTCCACTTCCACCGACTTCAAGCCGACCGTCGAGGATTTCGACCAGTGGACGGAAAAAAACGATGAGGAGGCGTTCGCCTCCATCGCGCAGAACTACAAGGTGCGCCACATCATCAAGGGCGATGTGTATTGGGCGCTCGTGCCCGGCGGACGCACGTACAAGCTTCCATTGTCGATGAGCATCGACGATTTCACCCGATTGTCGAACACGTCCGATGATACGGAGAGCGTCGAACAGCTCAAGCGCATGCTGAGCGCCTTCGCTGGCGACAAGCAGGCGGAGCAGCTGAACGGCGAACCGGTGCAGGTCGTGTTCAACCTCCTGTCCGACTATGGCGACGCGGTGGTGCGCGCGCAGGGCACCTCACTGGGAAAATCCAATGGTTTTCCCGCCAGCTCGCCGAACACGGGAGCGTGATCCGAGCCGATTTCACGGCGCATGGGTGGAGTCTGCAGGCCGATCTTGGCGGCAGGCTCCGCTATGGCGACGCGATAGCGCTCCTCGAGCAGATTATCGGCGATCCGTCATCCTACACGGGCGCGGAGCTCAACGGCTTGGATTATCCGGTCCGGTGGGGTGAGATACCGGTCGTCTACGCGCTTGGCGGCGACGAGTATCCGAAGCCTTTCGATTCGCTTGCGAAACGATTGCGGGCGGATAGGGAGAAGGCCGAGCGTGAGCGGCTGCGCGAACAGACCAAGGGCATGAGCCCGGTTTTCCGGACTCTTTACGAAGACTGAATAACTGAATAGTGGAGGTGCCGCATGGCGTTCGGCAGCGAACTTGGTTCCGCGCACATCAGCGTGTTCCCCTCGATGAAGGGTTTCCGCAGCGTGGTCAACAAGGAGGTCGGCGCGAGCGGCAAGGCCGCGTCGAAGGCTTTCGATTCGAACATGAACGGCGGCAAAAGCGGCGGACTGTTCGGACGCGCGTTCAAAAACGGCTTCAAGGAGTCGGCGAACGATTTCAGCGCGGATGTGCTGAAATCCTATGAGCGTGACGTGGCGAAATCCACGGCAGCATACCGTCAGGCCATGCTCCAGCAGAAGGCGGCGGCGAATCAGGTGCGTGCCGCCGAGGAGAGCGTCGCCAATGCCGTTGCCAAGCATGGCGAGGGCAGCACGCAGGCCGAGGCCGCGACCATCAGGCTCGAACAGGCTCGATTGAAGCTGTCCACCATGACAGACCGGGCGACGCAGGCCGAGAACCGGTTGAAGGATGCGCAGAAGGCGCTCAAGGACGCGCAGGACAATCTCGCCTCCAGCAGTGGTTCGCTTGGATCGGCGTTCAAGAATCTTGGTTCGGCGATAATCCAGCCGGTCTCCGGCGCGTTCGGACGGGTCAAAAACGCGGCAACGTCGGCGTTCTCCGGCATCGCCACGAAAGCCCGCGACAGCATGAGCGCTGCCGGCGCTGCCATGCAATCCACCGCGTCACGGCTTACCGCGCCATTGTCTGCGAAGTTCTCCGCGATGAGCTCGGCCATCGCGGCAAGGATACCAGCCCCTTTCAAAAACGTCAGCAATGCCATCGGCGGCTATCTCGGCAACGTCGGCGGCGCGGTCGGCGGCGTACTGTCGCAGATTCCCGGAGCCGCCGGCAGTGTCGCGTCGGCGATAGGCTCCAAGCTCAAAAGCGGAGCCGACACCGCATGGAATGCGATCAGCTCCATGTCTGGCAAGGCCGTCGGCGCCTTGAAGGGCGTCGCCACGGTCGGACTTGCAGGCGTCGGCACCGCCGTCGCGGCTTTGGCAGGAGTCGGCAAGAGCGCTCTCGACGCATACGCGACATACGAGCAGGCCGTCGGCGGCGTGGACACGCTGTTCAAAGACGCGTCCGGCACCGTGCAGAAATACGCTGCGGAAGCGTACCGGACAGCCGGAGTGAGCGCCAACGAGTACATGACGCAGGTCACGAGCTTCAGCGCGTCGCTGATCAGCTCGCTCGGCGGCGACACCGCGAAGGCCGCTGAACTCGGCAACACCGCCATGATCGACATGTCGGACAACGCCAACAAGATGGGCACCGACATCGAGTCCATCCAACAGACCTACCAGTCTCTGGCGCGCGGCAACTACGCCATGCTCGACAATCTGAAGCTCGGCTACGGCGGCACGAAATCCGAGATGGAGCGTCTGATCCAGGACGCGAACAAGGTCAAGCAGGCCAACGGTGAGAT